TTATGGTGACCGTGGCAGTGCTGCTGAACGAGTCCGTGAGGTCTTGTTCGAAGAACTCGTAAATTCCCGCCATATCATGAGTGGTGTTATTTACGAATGGGTTGGAAGTAATGCTAGTGGTAACCCGCTTACTACTGTTCTTAATTCGTGGTGTAATCTAGTTTTACTTCGTTATGCCACACTTAAGTGCGTAGATAAGATGAGCGTTAGGCTGGCCCTCCCCTTTCTAAGAGATATTAACTCCCATATCCGATATATGGTATATGGTGATGATAATTTGATCTCTATTAGAAGAAGCAGTCCATTCATTAACTTTGTTACCCAAAACTCTCTAACTAATGCGTTTGATGAGATGGGTCTTGATTATACGGACGAATCCAAGAGTGGTGGTGAGATAGATCAGAATAGATCTATATATGATGTGTCCTTCCTTAAGAGGAAATGGGCGCCTAACTCACGCTCTCATCAGAGGAAGCTTTTGTCTCCACTCGATGTGAATACCATTATGGAGTCTATTCAGTGGACGAAGAAGAAGGATTATAACCTTGATGCTGTTAAGAACAATGTTATTAACATGATTCAAGAGTTATCTCAACATGAGGAAGAGGTTTTCAATGAGCATGTACCAGCTATTTTAGCAGCATGTAAAAGTGAGATGAATTTCTCACCTGTCCCTAACACGTATGAGGACTGTCAGGCAGCCATATTGTGTAGAGACATGTCCTTCTAAAAATCTCCGACCTCGCCAGGTCGTTAAACATAGGCATAATTGAGGTGAATTTAACACATTAGAGAAAAGATCAGAGTTCAGGCACTCATCTCTTTTGTGGACACCTCCAGGTTTACTATTCAGTGGTACTGATCAGGTTACCTGAGGGAGCAGTCCTCCCTGAAAACTGTGCCATAACCGTAGTATGTGTATAAGTCGACGCATGCTTCTAGTCCCGACTTGCAGATTCCATCGAATCAATGGGGGAAACCCCCCACAAAATAGCCACCGTTCCAACTGACGGTGGAGATGCTCAGGGTACTACTACCTTTACAGCATCTACAGAAGCTACACCCTATTTGAGGCAATCTAGTTCCATTGATCCACAGAACGATGTGGACATAGAAACGGATGATATCAAGAATATAGCAGATTTTTTGGCCAAGCCAGTAAATGTATCTTCTGGTTCTTTTACTACCGCTGATGTGGTCAATGACACCCTTTTGTTTGCTGATATCTTCACTTTAATGAATGCCCAGGCTATATGGGTGAATAAGTTACAGGGCTTTCTTAATATCCGTGGTGATGTTAAGTTAAGGTTAGTGGTTAACCCTACCCCATTTCAGGCTGGGTTGCTGCGTCTGTGTTATTTCCCATGTGCGAATCA